CCCCCCTTGATTGCAAGCTGGGTTATACACCACTAGTTATACAATCGATTTGCTATCCAAGTCAATACACAATCGTGTTGCTATCCAGATGTGTTGCACTTTACGTTTCTGCAACCCAATGCAGTTGCAATACGGGGCCTAGCTGGTGTTTGCAGAAAGGCTGTAAGCTCTTGCTTTATCTATAGTTTTTGCAACTCGGCCTTAGGTGTCACTATTGGACACAGAAACGGAATTGGCCTGTATCTGTAGCAACCATCGGAGATGGATAGAAACCAGATAGCAGACCAGATAGCAGACCACATATGTATATAATATGGATGATAATGACCCAGATAGAACACTAGGGTTGCAGAACCATATAGATAATAGACCTGTACATAATACATGAGATACACAGAACATGGGTGTTACATCCTAGGGGGGCAGAACACTAGGGTTGCAGAACCATATGGGAATAAGGGGTATCTGTAGAAATTTGGTATAAATCCACATTTAATGCAAATTAGGGGTTGCAATACGTATCAAGCTAAGTCTATAAGGGTTTCATCGGAACAACGCAGACATTCACTTAACCGCTACGGCAACCAAGTAAGTAGAGCTAACCGAGTAAAAGCCAAGGCAGCAATCAAGAGCCTAACACTACAGGGTTGACAAGCTAAACCCGATAGCATAGCTTAAGGATACGAAAGCGGCGCACTAACCTAGCGTCCTAACAGAGAGCAAGCCGAAAGGTAGTAGCCCTGTTATCTGGCCTCATAGGTGGGCCGTGACGGTGTAGAGCCACGAAAGCCTGACAAGCTGGAAACTCGCAGTTGCCGGACCATGGAGACGTAACGTCAAGAGTGGGGCTAGGGCGTTGGAATGCGATTGTGTGAAAACTTTCGTAGTAGCTTTAAAAGGCGGGCGACAGTGGTAAAACCTAGCAAAATGTTTATATATGGGGCGTTAGTTCGTTAGTAGCGCTTGGTTGTGATAGCTGGGCGAGTATCGAAAGCGATGTTATCACCTAACGCTCTTTATATAAACATACGAGGTTTATCATGCATAAGGAATATGCTAGACTACTAGGTCTGGTTGACTACTGGACACGTCTTACCGTTGAGACATCAATAACTCAGCGTGTAATGACCAAACGTGAAGCAATAGAATACATGAGGGAGTTTGTATAATGGTATTATCTGGTATTGTAATTGCAGGTGGATTGACAGCCGCTGCAGCACTTATCACGACAGCACGGGTGCTTGGCATTAAGCGTATGATAAAGCATTCGACACTGGTTGACGCAACCGTAACGGTAGGCTTGGGCGCAGCGCTCATGGGTACAGCAACGGGTATGTTGACCGCCATCATAGCAGGACTGATAGTTGCACTCACGCTATCTGTAGCCAAGGTTGCGTCCAATATCATTGACGACCGGACGTTATGGAAGCGTAAGGATGATCAATCGGGTAGCGAGTACGACAACATCAACCACGACGTATACACGAGAGGTATGTCCATATGCTAATCAAACGACTTATCAAGCGTGTATCCGACTGGTTCCATCCAAAGCCATTGCGGCGCGGATACTCAAACGAAACCCAATACTAGGAGTGGCTATGCGACCGCTTAAAGCAGAAGAACAGATGTATCTATCAGACGCCCACACAAAGGCTCTGGTGTATGCCTACGCCAACGCAGTGATCACATTCGCCGCAGTAGTCAAAGAACTCGACAACAACGGCTTCACAGATGAGCAGGCTATGTACTGGCTCCGCACTAACCTCAAGTAAACCAACCAACCACACGAAAGAGAGAACCAACATGACTAAAGTAACACAAAAGCAGATTGACGCATCCTTGGCAGCTTTGAAGGCACAAATCGCAGATGCGGTGGAGAGCGCCGTGTCTATGCGAAATAAGGTACAGACTGCACTGGTAGGATGTTTGTCGCACTGGAACATGACTGGATCAAACGCAGGCCTAAAGGAGATCATTAACACGTTCATTGGCGACCTTGATGGGGGCGTAAATACAAAAGCGGTTGTTGAGTGGTGCTCCATACACTTGGCTATGATCCCTAACGCCGACCAGTCTGGCCTTGTGTTCGATGCAAGCCGTAAACCCTCAACTACCAAGAAAGCTGCAGCCGATAAGCCATGGTATAAGCACAAGAAGCAGAACCCTTTCGCCTTCGACCTTGACACTGCCATCCTTTCGGTGCTGAAAAAGGCAGAGAAGGCCGAGAAAGCCTTGGTTGAGGACGGTGATGCAGACGTGCGGATTGATCATAACACCCTTGTGGCGCTCAAGACAGTCGGTGCAAAGGTCCAGCAGCGGGTTGACGCTGCCAAAGCTGCCGCGCACTAAGGTGGAGCGGAGATTTCAGGTGAGCTACCGTACATTTTGTTATTATGGTGGCTTGTCTAACCCCTACTTATCCAGACCGGGGGAATTTTACTTCTGGAATGGTCCGGTCCCTATGTATCGGACATCACCAGATTGAAGATAGGAGGAGCAATGCTCGCATGTTTGACCGAGGGTGATCTTGCCCTATTCATTGAGATCACCCAAATGGAAGTGATGGCGTCAGTTGGCGACACTGTAATTCTGAAAGGCTACGAGTTGTTCACATACGTTTACGACTACAGTCAAGCTCTATGGTGTCTGTCATGAAGACTACAAGCTACGCTATCGAAGAGATGGGCGATGGCACTTACACAGTTGTTCGTCTGGACAGAATACCGGTGCGAGGCGCCAAGTGGTGGCAACGCAATAAGACTAAGACAACACGACATGTTGTGTCGCCTAATTGTGAAACCCATGCGCAGGCGACAGATGAAATGCGCATCGACATCAGCAACCGTCAACCATCTCGCGTACTCAATCGCACGATGTACGACGACAAAGGCGACATGGACGGTTGCCACTACCTAATTTGACAAAGGAGAACATAATGGAAGTAAATATCGAAGCTGGCGTACCAGAGGTTACACTATCGGAGCGAACCGAGTACACCATTCCGTTTGAGGTGATGCAAAAGATTCATGATAACTTGAGAACAGGTCGAAAGATCGAAGCCATCAAGGCTCTTCGAGTTCATTTTGCTAACAAGATCGCAGACCTTCTCGCAGCGGAGGGCTTCAACACGGTTGAGCGTGAAAAGTACATTCGAAACGAGCGCGACTTTCGGCGCATCCCCTTTGTGGACTTCCTGATCCGCGTTAGTGGACTTCGTGAGTGTAAGGACATCATTGAGAGCCTTTAATGTGCAGACCTGATCATGTCAGTAAACTGATCTTTCATTCTACACGTAGGGCGGTGCTGCCTAGCCTATGCACAACCTATCGCAAACACGCAGAGCGCCCTATCTGTAGCATGAAAAGGATAACGCTATGAGAAACCCTGAACGAGCCGAGTTCATTTCACCGGAAGGTGTGGAACGCTTTGAAACAGCCCTTAAATCGATAATGGTCCCGAATAAAGTACGGGTACAAGTTAAGGCAGACCCTATTTACATACGAGGGGAACTTCGTGGATACCGCGCAACCTTCAAGATGCACCACGCCGGAAGAGTTATCTCGGCTGGACTTGTTTCTGACGACATGGTGGAACAATACATGGGATGACCCGTGCGACGACATCTATCCTGACAACAACCTAAAGGATGGGATCAATGGAACTACTCTTAGCCCTGACACTGGCAGCGACAGGACCGTTCGACGAAGTTGAAGCGACGTGCTTGGCGGAAGACCTTCTTTTTAAGGAGGCTGTAAAGTTCGGCGGTGACGTCATCTACAACGGACGAACTATGACGATACTTCACGACTTTGGTGTGTCTAAATACATAAAAATTTCAAACGGCGACTGGTGTGTCGTCAAACCAGAGGATGCTTAATCATGTACGGCAAACACGATCTAAATCACATCAACAACAACCCACACGAAAGCCGACGACAGCGTATGGACTACATTCTTGCACTTCGTGGCACACATGCTGGTATTATATTCTATACTGTTGTAGACCGGCGCAATGCGTCCGTGGTGACAGACCTTGAAGTTCCAGAGGCGTTGGTTAAAGCGGGATACTCTTGGATACCTGCAGACGCGGCTATGTCCGAACTTCGTGGGAACAACGGCATTGTATTCGACACACGCTAAAAGCATCGCGGAGTACGCTCGACAGGACGTAGCAAATACCGTCAAGGTGTTTGAGTTCGTAGGGCTTACAATCCGACAATCCCTAGAGTTCATACCGGACCAGATGCAGGCCCTTCAAAAAGACGGGCTGTCTGCCAAGTGTGTATGGGGGCATAAGCGGCCCTATCTAGAACATGTTTACGACAACAAGAACGCGTTGTTCGACATGGTTCACTCTGACATAGACAGGGAAACACTGGTGTGTGAGCTAACGCGCATCCCCGGTTTAGGCATAGCCAAGGCATCGTTTGTGGGGCAACTCACGGGACACGATACGGCCTGCCTAGACAGTCACAACCTAATGCTGATGGGCTTGCCGCCGCGCATGTTCCGAACAGCCACGACCATTTCGACTGAACTGCTTATGGCCAAGGTCAAGTTGTATCAGTCGATCTGTGACAATAGAGGCACCACCCAAATGTTCTGGGACGACTGGTGTGATCACGTTGCAAAACTGAGACCGAGATCGTTCAAGAACGGGTACGAGGTATCTGCACTTCATGAGTACGCCATAAGGGCTTGCTAACAACCACAAGAGAGAGAGAGAAACAATGGCATTTGGAAAACTACCGTCAATAGAGCATGCTATGTCAGGTTTAACTGCAGCTATGGAGGAGTTGATGATCGTCCAGACTAACGCTCAGGAGGTGGCTAAGTCCAAGAGCGCCGAAGCTGCAGAAGCTCGTATGGCAGCTAAGGCAGCAATGGAAGAGGAAGCTAAGGCAGCTAAGATCGAAGCTAAGATCAAAGAATTGATCGAGTGACCGACATCCAGAGAGAGTGGCTTAAGCAGCTAATGGCGCTCGATCCTAAAGACCCCGAACAGCGGGAAAAGCGGGAAGCACCCAAGGCGCTAACATTCTGCGCGAGGTATTCCTCTGGACCGCGTAAACTAAAACATGACTGGCACAAAGAGGTACCATGAAACGTCCATTCGGTCTCGGTGATCCGAGCGCTTTAAAATACACGATCTTTGAGATCAGTGGAGTTAACGTGCACGGTGACGCACAGCAGGTTGTCAGAGACAGCTTGGAGTGGTGGAACATGACAGTAAAACCACTATGGGGTTGCTGGAAGGGAAAGATCAATCCTTCATTCATGACAACCACGAATGATTTTAACCAGTGCTTCTTGAACATATGCAGAACACAAGACTGCGTACTGGAAGTGTCCGAGTGCAACAAGATGTATGCACAACTACGATACCCTAACGGCATGACCCAATCTTTGGGATGTATGCATGAAGTCGATCCAGCAACCGTCCAACAGTACGACGCGTGGACACAGTGTGCGGCCACGGGCAAAGCATGGGTGGCGAAGGAGGGTAATCCTGACAAGATCAAACAGTCACCGGAGGCGAAGTATCAGGCAGACAACCGAGCTTTACGTAAGCGCATAGAGGAGATGACCGATGTAATCCGTCTGTTAAAGTCAGACAATCTTGAAATGCACAACCACCTTGAAGACCTAACCCGTTGGTGGCATACCCGATGACACAACTCAACCATGAAGAGAAAAACTATGAACATATTTGACTTCACTAACACTAGCGACCTTCCCGAAGATATGCAGAAGAAGCTGGCACCTGTTGTACGCGAGACAACGACAGCCGGTCGCGACAACATCGTGCGTATCCTGACAGCAGCAAACAAGGCTGGCGTAGCGTCACTCACACTCAACCAGATCAAAGCAGTGATGATCCGCGAGAACGCTGGTGTCGAAGGATACAAACCGTTGGGCGACCAGACCTTGCGCCGGTACATCAAAGAAGCTGAGAAGGCCGAGCTTTCATTCCGCGTGGGCAACTCCGCCTACACGATTGACAAGGCAGTTGCTGACGAAGCCGCTAACCTACCTGCAGACCCTCCTGCAGACGAAGCCGCCTCGGCTGAGACAGTGGCACCAGAAACCGCAGAAGAGGCTCCAGTGGCCGACGCAGAGCCTGTGGCCACCACAATTGCTCCAGCCGCAGAAGAAGACACTGCACCAAACCCTTTGAGCGCCCTTCTCGGAGCGTAATCAGTGACAATAACGGGTGCATCCTAGTGGTGCATCCTGATATTTTCACCTAACGGAGATGAACAATGAACAGCTTGACAATGATGAAGGCTATCGCAGGATCGAGAACATTCCAGTCTGTGATCAACAAGGTGTACGACAACAGCTATCCAGACGAGCGTTGGGAGGATGAGTTGTACGACATGGCCGCGACACTAGGTCTGGACTACGAGATGGACGGAGAGGCTATCGTACTCTGGGATGATATGTCAGATGCAGCACAGCCACCGTGCATCGTTATCACACGGGGTAATTTCCTCAATACCGGTTCAGGCATATACCAAGCGCGTATCGGTGCATGGAGTGTCAAACTGTACCTAGCAGGAGCGAACGACAATGCAGTGGCAAGAAAGCGCGAAACTCCTTTCATTTGGGTCGAAGATCAAGGTAGAGTGCTGCTCTACTGATCGATCTGCCATAATCAGCAACAACATCGACGGTATCAGGCACTACTGCTTCAGATGCAGGGAGCCATTATTCGAACCGCACGGTCAACTCACACTCGCAGAAATAGCTGCGATGAGGAAACAGGATGACGAACTTAAATCACAACCACGTCCACTTACGGAACCAATCAGCGAAGCTCCGAGCGAAGGTATTCTCTTCATTCTTCAGGCAGGTATTCAGCCGGAGGCAGCAGCCGAAAGGTACGGCGCTGCATGGTTGCCGCGACATCAACGTGTATTTTTACCCGTGCTCGACAGTGGTGAAGAAACGGGCGCATGGACCGCTCGTGCGGTACTTAGGGGACAATCACCGAAATATCTTGCGTCAAAGCTTCGCAGATCAGGATATTATCCGGCACAGCAAGACAGGATACAGCAAGACGCAATCGTCGTGGTGGAAGACCTTCTGTCGGCGTACAAAGTATCGATGGCTGGGTTTGACACCGTCGCTGCGATGGGAACCGCAATTGGGGCGGATATCCTCAACAGGATCGACAGTGACCGGAAGATGGTCTTCGGCTGGTTCGACGACGATAAGGCAGGTCATACCGCGTCAAGTCACCTCTCTAGGTCACTCAGACTGACAGAGAGCCAGTACGTCAAGATCAAGTCTGACAGAGACCCTAAACTGCACAGCAAGCAACAAATACAGGAGCTTCTTCATGTATCAAAATGACAAGCAAGCAATGGTTGAAGCGATCAGAGAGAACATGGACAACATGATCAGTAACGGTTACGAGTTCAACACCAAGATACCCCTGATCGACTATGTTTTCGCTATGCATGAACAGTCGGGTCTTACAAATTTCATGCCAGATAACGAGATATGCCTCAGGGTAGCTGCAATGACTGTGTACCGGTGGTACAAACAGCACAAGCGCGCCCTGAGAATGAAAGGACAACTAACCAATGGCTAGATCAACCTACGTCTACGTTGTGGTGGACGACAATGGTATACCTTTCGTGGCCTGTACCGTGAAGCACGAGTTGCTTACTCTCCTAGATAGTGGTGCGATGGACTACGTCCGCCGCCGACCAGATCGCTACACCGTATGGCGTGTACGAGATGGCGAGGCTATGGACTTCAACAGAGCAGTCACACGATTACCGGTTGACCTGTTCGTACAAAGCGGAGGAAAGTTCGCATGATCGATTTACAGATGCTTCGAATAGCGAAGTACAAGGATGACTTTTGGAAGTTGAGGGGTCGTATACCTCTCAGCGCAATGAACAAAGAGACAGTTGCAATGCTGACTGACTTTGAGGCGTACTTCAAACGCTTTCAGGATCACGACGTCATTGACATGCAGACTTTTTACCCCCTCTGGTGTTCTTTGCACCCCAACTACGATGAGGCAACACGCGCCGCATACGAGAAGTTGATGGGTATGATCAAACAGGACGTTGCAGAGGCAGATAAGGAACAAATCCTACACAGCCTGATGGAGCTTCGACTTGGAACAGAGTTGGGAAACCTTGCTCTGCGCTTCGAGGCCGGTGAGATCGCGAATATAGCTGCAGAGCTTAACGATGTGTTTGAGAACTTCAAGCGTGACGCTAAGGTTAAGGGCATTGATTTCGACCGGACGCCTATCGGAGACCTGCTACAAGCAGATATCCACGATAACGGATTGAAGTGGCGTATACGCGCCATGAACGAAGCAACGCGCGGACTACGTGACGGTGACTTCGGTATCGCTGCAGGACGACCAGACAAAGGTAAGACAACCTTCGTATGTTCAGAGGTAGCATTCATGGCTCCACAGTTGGAGAAAGGGCGACCTGTCGTCTGGCTCAACAACGAAGGCCCGGGGTTCAAGATCAGGCAACGCATGTATCAGTCCGCACTTGGATTGACCGTGTCAGAGATGATCGATATGCACAGCAAGGGCAACCTTGAGAAAGCATATCAGGACTATATGCAGGACGACTGGAAGATACGTGTCTTCGACGTCCACGGTATGGACACCTACGCCGTTGAGAACATCATCGACAGCAACAACGCTGGCATGGTGATCTACGACATGATCGACAACGTGAGAGGCTTCGCCGATAGCTCACGCACAGATCAGGCTCTGGAGAAGATGTACCAGTGGGGCCGAGAGTTGTGCGTCAAGTATGAGAACATCGGTATTGCAACATCACAGATCAGTTCAGAAGGTGACGGATTACAGTTCCCAACGCTGGGTATGCTCAAAGAGAGTAAGACCGGTAAGCAGGGTGCCTGTGACTGGCAGCTTATGATTGGAGCAACGAACGATCCCAACATGCAGAGTGTGCGGCATTTAGGTATGCCAAAGAACAAGATCAGACGGGAAGGTTTCTCCGGCGATCCCCGTGTAACTGTGGCGTACAATCCTGAGCGTGCTCGGTACGAGGACTTGGAAATTGTAGACGAATAGGAGACGTATACTATGGGATACTATCAGTTACTTAGGGTGCATATGTACGACGAGGCGGTAGAATACGCTGATAGACTTCCTTGTAAGACTAAGATTGTTCCAGTATCGTTTGATGGTAAGCAGATGTATGCCATCGACGTCGAAAGGTCGTATACAGGAGGAAGACTATGATCAGCACATCAATTATCACAGCACTAACCGATCCTAATCTGGGGAAGTGGTCTTGGTGCGACGCAACGAAGAAATATCAGAGGTACGACAAGGAAACCGGAGAGATCGTCCGGTGCAGCGTGTCCGTTAGCAAATCCCGTATCCCCGAAGTCTCACGAAAGTACAAACCAAAGGTAATAAGATGAAATATATCACACTGGCACTGGCCGAGCGCGTACTCAACGAGGAGGGGCCTGAGTGGTCTCTCGAAAACTGGTTAGAGTTCTGCTGTCATCTACGCAGTAACGTCCGGCAGGATCGCATGGACAAATGGGAGGAGTTGTTCTACGAAGTTCGCGGAGACGATAAACCGCTGGCAGGTACTCTTGAAAATCCAGTGGACACCCGCCAAAGAGCCACGCACAAGCGTTTCGTCCTCACTTGCGCCCAATCCAACACGAAGGTGCACGAGGACTTCCTGACAGCCTTGGAGAAGTTTTGTGAATTACGCGACGCGCAACTACACATCAGCCAGTTCACCTACAACAAGTCTAGTGTCAGTCACAACATCAAAGCTGACACTCGTCGAGCGTCCGACGATCAGGACGTCTGGTACGATCCCCGTATCGAACCTTACGTGTCAAGCATTGATCTGGACCTCGCAGACGACCTCACTTGGGCAGCGGAGCTTCAAATCAATCCGACAGCGGTCAACCCGATCACAGGCTTGGATGGATACGCTCGTCAGCATAGCATCGTTATTCCTCATGTGAAGATGCATATGCAATCATTCGCAACTATGAAATCAGACCCTGCACGTTTTGCCTATACGACCGGTACAGTCACCCAGCGCAACTACATTGAAGCTAAGGCAGGTCAGAAAGCCAAGCTACACCACGTGTTTGGTGCGATACTGGTGGAGATCGACGAAGACGGGGACTGGTTCGTGCGTCAGTTGAACTGGGGCGACGGGCGCTTCTACGATCTGGACAGCGAATACACCACAGAGGGTATTCAACCCGCCCGGGTTCGAGCAGCAGCGATCACTCACGGAGACATTCACGGCTTCAAACTGGATCGGCGGATCGAACAGGTAGTGTGGGGGTCCAATGGTCTTGTGGATGCACTGGAACCTGAAGAACAGTATTTCCACGACATTCTAGACTTCATGCCGCGTAACCATCACAACATCAAGGATGCTCACTTCTTGCACCAGATGTACTCTGAAGGTAAAGAGTTGGTCGAAGAGGAATTTGCGTTTGTTGCGCGTCGTCTGGTTACCTTCTGGGATCGTCCGTATGCACGGAACTTGATCGTAACGTCTAATCATGATCAAGCTATCGAAACATGGCTAAGAAACACCGCCGGTTTCTTTGATCCTCCTAACATGGAGTTCTGGCTACGCCTAAACCACGAGAACGCTCTGGATCGTATAGCAGGAGACACTCCGAGACCTTTCTCACGGACACTCAAGAAGCACATTCATAAGGTAGTGGACGGTACTCCGAAGAACGCGACCTTCTATCAAACTAAGGTGATACATGAAGATGACAGCCACACACTATGCGGAGACATTGAAGCTGGACTTCACGGACACCTTGGACCAAATGGAGCTAGAGGAGCACCGAGAAATCTTCGGCTTGTTGGCAAGGCAAACACAGGACACACTCATTCAGCAGGCATTATCGACGGTGTTTACACCTGCGGGGTCTACGGAGAGCTTGACATGGGGTACAACAAAGGCTTGTCAAACTGGTCTAACTCCTGCATCGTTACATACCCGAACGGCAAACGCACAATCATCACTATCAAACGAGGAAAGTGGAAGGCATGAGAATACTGATCAATGGCCACGGAGGCCATGGAAAGGACTTCCTAGCGGAGAGGCTGGCTACGGCCTTGTCTCTTCGCTACGTGGACGCCAGCCTAGTGTTCGCAAAACACCTGAGAACGCGGCTACCTTTGGGGTGGTATGCGTCTGACGAGGAGTGCCTAGCGGACAAGTACCAACACAGAGCGGGTTGGTACAACGAATGGCGGAAGTTCACACAAGACAACCCGACACGGATGGTGGACAGTGTGCTAACCGTATCGGACATCTACTGCGGCCTTCGCGATCCTATCGAGTTGGAAGCAAGCTTGGATAAGTTCGACATATCCATCTGGGTTGTCGATCCATCCAAAGAACGCGAGCCATCTTCATCTATGCGTATAAGTTCGGAAGGACACGACTACCTGTTCGTGAACCCGTCAAACTCACCTAGCGCATTCAAGATGAACTTTGTGGCACTGACCGCGTACCTTTCATCTATCAGACACGGAGGACATTGACATGTCAGCAACAGTAAGAGCAGATCGTCTTCTCCCTAACTGTCCTGAACTGGACGTTGTTAAGGAGTTCATGCAGATTGCGTACTCAGGAGATACTTGGTACGTCGCCGGTGGTTATCTTCGAGACAAGTTCTTGAAGAAGGACTTCAAAGACATTGATGTGTTTGTCACCGGAGAGATCGACGACTGGCTACCATCAGGAGATGGTCCGAACAATCGTGTGAAGAAGGTTCAAACGCACCATTACAAGGGCGTCGAGATCAACATAATATTTATGCGCGGCGTGTTCGACTTCTACTCTGTCGTGGAGCGTTGTGATTTGGGTATCTGCCAGATCGGATGGAACCCTATCACAGACGAGGTGTTCAACACCGACGACTTCCTATGTGACGTGATGGGAGATACCCTCACCGTATGTCGAGACACACGTGTGGATCACATCGACCGGATGAAAGAGAAGTTCCCTGAGAAGCGGTTGCACAACCCTTCCGGTTTCCTTCTAAGCCCTAAGTCTGAGGGTTGGTGGACGTACTCATGAAAGGTCGAGTAGGAAAATGCATTGGAGGGCCCCGCGACGGTCAGATGGTGGAAGCCGTTGGTGATCGTTTCAATTGCGTGGAGCCTCCGAGAGTGGAGCCTATGTACCATCGCAACCAAGAATGTTTTCCCCATCAGAACTTGAGGTTGAATACGGTCACGTATGAATGGTTTCATCTCTACAAGGGATTTGGTTGCTGGGTTATGGAACGGGCCGAGCCGCTGAGCGTGCTCAAAGACATCGTTACCGGATATCAAGGGAGATCGTCCTAATGGAAGCAGTCATCAACTATTTCTGTCTTGGTATGCTCCTACCCTTGTTCGCCTATCTCACGGCTTATATGGACTTCTGGGAGCCTAACTGGATTGACCGAAATCCATCAGTGTGGGCATTTGTCGTGATATTTTGGCCTGCGGTGCTACTAGCCTGCTTAGCCAATATACTCGGAATGTTCATGGAACGAATGCTCGAAGGAAAGGAATGATGCAATGTATCAGGTCTTTGATAGCGAAACTGAGACACATGTGTCTCACAAGCGCAAATCCAACCCTTATCATCCAGACAACTACGTGGTACTCCGAGGATGGAAATATCAAGGAGACAGCCACGGTACTTCGGAACGGTTCGAAGGGAAGACCTCTGACAACTATCTACGGATACGACCTGAAACGACGATACTGGTGGGTCACAACATCAAGTTTGATCTCTTATACGAACTTGCCAATGATAATCCCGACCTCAAAGCCTTTTTTAAGCGAGGCGGAAAGGTCTGGGATACGCAATATGCTGAGTACCTCCTTGGCGGGATGACCCAATCCGTGCAGATGGTTGCGATGGATGCTATCATCGAGAAATACGGAGGCCGCAAGAAGATCAACGGTCTTAAAGCTATGTGGGACGCTGGCATACTAACCAGCAACATCGACCCAGACATGCTGAACGACTACCTGATAGGGACGGAAGCCGAGGGAAGAAACAGCGGAGACATTACGAACACAGAACTGATCTTCTTGGGGCAGATACAACAAGCTGTCGCGGACGAAATGTTACAATCAATCCAGTTCCGAATGGACGGTCTATTGTGTACGACAGATATGGAGCACAACGGCATCAAGGTTGATGTAGAGGTGGCCGCTCGTAACCTCGCAACACTTGAGGCGGACATGGCTGGCGTCGAGAAAGAGTTGGAGCAGTACGCAACAGCTATCCCCGATTGTGTTGATTTCAGTTGGACACGCGGTGTGTGTATCTCGGCCATGATGTTTGGTGGTGCGATCCCATTCAAGATGCAGCTTCCTTACAAGGACGATAACGGAGAGTGGGCGCGTAAGAACGAGATACAAAAATGGCCCTTGTTCGACGGAACCCCCATTGATCCCAAGGATTGTTTTGACGGAGGGCACATACACTCGGAAGACAACCCTACGTTCTACAAGTATGACGACAACTTAGGGCCTCGCTCGGATCAGGAGCCTATATGGCAGGACAAGTTTCTATCGGGTAAAAAGAAAGGGGAACCCAAATTTAAAAACGTCAAGGTCAAGGGTGAACTAAAGGTACGGTACGAGGACTTCTATTACACTCTGGACGGATACACCACACCAGAGCCAGAGTGGAAGACCAAACACACAGACGCCCTTGGTGATCCAGTGTACGGATCAGGCTCGGAAGTGATCGAGCGAGTATCCAAGCGTGACATACCCTTCCTTAAAGCCATGGGTAAGCTGCAGACGCTCAACAAAGAGATCGGCACCTATTACCTGCGATACGATGAAAGCTCGAAAGAGTACAAGGGCATGTTGACCTGTGTGCAACCCTCTGACCATATCGTTCATCACTCGTTGAACCACACGAGCACGAAGACTTCACGACTGTCTGCGAACAACCCTAACTGCCAGAACCTGACCCGCGCCGACTTCGACGCAGAGACAGGAGAGTACAAGTCAAGGGTTAAGGAGATGTTCGTGTCTCGCTTCGGAGCGAATGGACGTATGATCGAGGCAGACTACAGCCAACTTGAGGTTGTGGTGCAGGGCCTACTGACAATGGACAAGAACCTTATCCGAGATTTGAACGACAAGGTGGACTTCCACTGTAAGAGGGTTGCCCTCAAGAACGGTATCACCTACGAGCAGGCACTGGAATGGTGTAAAGACGAGAACCACCCAGACCACGCCAAGTGGAAGAAGGAACGAACACGGTGTAAAATATTCTCCTTCCAGCGTGCGTATGGAGCCGGGGCCGCCCTCATTGCAGAGGATACCGGTATGGACGTCGAAGAGGTGAAGGCCCTAATCGTAGAGGAGGACAAGGAATACCCCGGTGTGCCTAAGTTCAACGCAGCGGTAGAAGCCGAGGTAATGGCTACAGCAGAGTTCTTCCGTGATAAGGAAAGAGGCTTCAGGACGTTCCGAAAGGGTACTTGGCAAGCCCCCACGGGTACTGTTTACTCCTTCCGATCTTGGGATGCCAAAGCATGGCAGAGAAAGAAAGGTATAACGGACAGCTTCTCACCTACGGAGATGAAGAACTACCCCGTCCAAGGCACTGGTGGAGAATTGGTCCAGATGGTGCTTGGTCGATTATGGAGAATGTTTGTTGCCAACGACAACTACGGCGGCAAAGCGTTCCTCGTAAACACCGTGCATGACTGTGTGTGGATCGACGCACACGAGGATGTCTACAAGCAGGTAGCTGCAGATATCAAACCCGTCATGGAGAGCATCACAGAGATACTTGAGAACGAGTTCGGCATTCCCTGTCCGGTTCGTTTCCCTGTGGATGTGGAACAAGGGATGAACATGTTGGAGATGTCACATGTATAGCGACTTTTCAGATGGACCTCGCGCGTCCGGCAGAACCTTTCGGTCAATTCTATTAGCTGCCATGCTGGCATCGGAGGGAGATAGAGTTTGCTTAATAGCAGACAGCTACATGCTGGGAAACCACCAGCTACGACGGATAAAGGACTTGCTTAGGCACCACTGTGTGCAGGTTGTTTCTCCTTCTGAACGGCAGATAGACCTACCTCAGAGTGGCGGTTCGATCCGAGTACATGTACCGCAGTCGGGTGAGGATAACACCGGAATAGGGGCACGATTTGACTGTCACATCCGAGACACAGCTAAGGATTACATGTACTCTCAGGAACGGGCGATACGACAGTTCATCCTGAACACAGCGACGTATGACGCAGACACCTTCCTGTCCTGAGCACTGCGTAGAAACTCGTAATAGAATACGGGTTGCACTAGCTGCTCATGCTTATGAGAAGTATGACAGCCCGATAATTTCTGACGCGGAGTTCGACGAGCTATCGCGGCAGATACGGCCCCATCTACTAACGGGCAACAAGGATTGTGACGCATTCTTCAGGAATGAGTTTCAGCCCGACACGGGGATGTGGATAAACCGCTACCCCAAACGAGAGGCACTGGACAAGGTGTATCAACGACTATATACGACAACCACAACCAAACGGAGAAAATCCAAATGAACGACTTATTCGCACAAGCACACGCAATCGACACAGAAGACATGACAGAAGACACAGGTGGTGGCTTCGAGTACGTCCCCCCAGCGGAAGGTCCAACACCTGCACGCCTCGTTGGTTACGTCGAGATCGGTAAGCGGCACCAGAAGCCATTTGAAGGACAGCCTAAGCCAGACGTGCTCAAGGCATGGACGTTCTGGGAGCTTTACGGTAAGCACTCCAAAGAGATCACGGTAGATGGCGTGACCAAGACTATTCACCCTGTCATCCGCGTCCAGATCGACGTAAAGAAGGGTCCGAAATCCAACTACGGAAAGATGCTGTCAAGCATGGCCTACGGTCGCTCCGAGATCACCCACATGTCTCACTGCCTCGGCGAAACCTTCATCATCACCCTGTTCCATGGCCACAATGCGCAGAACCCTAAGCGCCCTTGGATCAACCTTCGTCCTAAGAATGGTGCCTTCGCTATTGCGGCTCCGGTCAACCCTATGGACGGAACACCGTTGCAACTTCCTGCCATGGCGTCTTCCGGTCGTTTCCTTCTCTGGGATCAACCAACTAAGCAGATGTGGGACAGTATCTTCATCGACGGGACCCGTAAGAAGAAAGTCAAGGATGAAGCCGGTAACGAGACAGAGATCGAAGTATCCAAGAACTGGATGCAAGAGGTCATCTTGAACGAAGCCACCGACTTCTCAGGTTCTGCTCTGGAAGCTCTTCTCATGACCACGACATTACCTCCTCTGACTGGCGGAGAGCCTGCCTCAGAGCCAACTTCACCTTCCGAGGACACGACACCGCCAGCGGAGGGAGACACCTCTGAGGGAAAGCCTTCGAACTCTTCGCAGCCTGCGCAGACTGTGGAGACGAGTACCCCAGACACAAGCTCGACAACGGCGGGTACTGCCTACACTGCATCATCCCCTTCTGAGGGATCAGAGGACGCAGCACAGGCAGCACTCAAGGCGCTAGGCCTAGCGTGAGCGACATGTTAGCACAGTTCGGGATAGAGGCGGCTGATGTCGCCCCTGTCTCCGACACGTCATATCCTAAACCGGTAGAGGGACGGGTATGCCACGTAGATGCAGACTTCCTTGCTTACCAAGTTTCAGCGGAGAGCACAGATGAACTTGATCCTAACCATCCGAAGAAACGTAAGACTTTTGCTGATATGCAGGCTAATGCACGTTCTGCCGTTGAACACACGATGCGGCTTGCAGGAGCTACTTCTTACGTCTGTCACACTACCCCCAATGGTTCTACCAAAGGAGGACGATCCGATCAGGCAGTACAAAAAGAGTATCAAGCGAATCGAGCAGATACCGAGAAACCTGCCCTACTTGACCAAGTGCGAGTTTGGATCGGACAGGAACTTAACGGCAGGCCCCATCTTGATCAAGAGGCTGACGACGGTCTCGCGCAAGCCAATTATGGAGCCAGTGATCCTAACCTATGCGTCATAGCCTCGGCTGACAAAGACCTGTTAATGGTTCCGGGGTTACACTTGGACATGAACACCGGCAAGATATTCAACGTCGAAGGTTTCGGTGAAACGGTCATGACCGAGACTAAAGGTGGCACCAAGAAGATCAAAGGCGGTGGCACCAAGTTCTTCTGGCAGCAACTGTTACAGGGAGACGCGGCAGACAACATTCAAGGCTTACCGGTCATCGCTGGGGTAGACAGTCTGGCAGCCGCGCCTACTCAGGAGTATCTCAAACTGATGAAGGTGCTCACAACCTCTGGCAAGACGTCAGCGCAGATCGAGAAAGCAGAGCAGAAGATCGACGCCCTGCAAGCCAAGACCAAGCTGTGCGGAGCCGTTATGGCGTTCCAAGTGTTGGAGGAGTGTAACTCGGACGCTGCATGTTTCAAGCGTGTGTCCACTTGTTACAACAACGCAGAAAAGTACGGTCACGTGTTTACGCACTGGCGAACAGGAGCTAAGGTGTCTGCACTGGACGCCATGCTCGGCGATATGCATCTGTTGTGGATGCGAAGAAACAAGAACCCCATCGATGTGATCGACTGGCTGAAAGGAGTTTTATGACGTATCTTGAGTTTACCAACGAGGAACTGGATAACTTCGTTGTAGTCTACGAGGCACTGTTGGACGATCCTGAGTGCTCAGAAGAAGAGCACTTTATGGCACAGGGAGAATACACCCTAGTGCGCCAAGAACAGGATCGCCGGTTATCTATTGAGGTCATGAATGAAATTGATCAGGATAACTAAAGCACAGGTGGCAAAGATAACCTCTGCACTTAACGGTCAGCAGAGGTACACCTGCCCATTGTGTAAGGGCAAAATGACATCCCGATCTAAAAAAGACCCTTGCTTGGATCATGATCACGGCACGGGTTATCTGCGAGACGTTCTGTGCAGGAACTGCAACGGCATTGAAGGTAAGGTATTCAACCTTGCACGACGCGCCAAGTACGGACTGACGGAGCGGGAGTGGTTACAGAACCTCGTAAAGTATTGGGAGCGTCACGAGACGCCCCAGCACGGTGGTATCCTACACCATACGCACAAGACCGAAGAAGAGAAACGCCTAGCGCGTAATGCCAAAGCTAGGAGAAAACGCGCAGCAGCCAAGGGTAAATGAAATGGACTTCGAGCAAGAGATTGAATGGGAAGAGGGCATGATCGGTGCAGGCATCGCACGGTTCCGTGGCCAGCAAGGTAAGGCAATCGAGAGCGGTCGCTACACAGAGACCTCTGCATCTAATCGCTTGCTCAAGACCTACTTGGCGCAGGTGTCCGAACACATCAGCCACTACATGGCAGGCAACATCAAGGGCGTCCGCCGTGTGAAGTGGCACAAGTTTTGTACCGGCGTGGCAGCCGACAAGCTCGCCATGTTCGGTCTGAACCAGATCATTGACGCAAGCTATACGAATGCTACTCTACAGAACGTAGCGTTTGGTGTTGGTACAATGATCGAAGACGAGTTGCGCTTCATGAAGTTCGAGCTTGAGAACGCAGAGTATTTCGAGAGTATCACGGACCGGCTTAACGACAACAACTCGGTGTCCTACCGGCACCGGAAGCGGGTACTAGTGAACGGTATGAACAAGCAGGAGGTATCGTGGGTCAAGTGGTCTACAGAGCAACTCATGGGTGTCGGCCTATTCATCGTGAACCTGATCATGGACAGTACCGATCTAGTAACCATTGAGGACCGAGCAGGGAAGAAGCGAGGCTTCACCGCGAAGCACGTTGTACCTACTCAGGAGCTTCTGGACTGGATTGAGAACCATAATAGTCACGTCGAAGGGTTGCTACCTATCAAGCTCCCTATGATCACACAACCTGATGAGTGGACGGACTGCAAAGATGGTGGCTATGCTGGTCATCGTCTCAAGATGAAAACACCTCTCGTCAAATGGCGTATGGGTAAGGCCGGGGCCAAGCAGCGCCGCCTGATGGACGGGGTATCAATGCCTACCGTCACCAACGCCGTAAACGCAATGCAGAACACATCATGGGAGATCAACGATGAAGTCCTCAATCTGGTCAGACGAGTATGGGAATCGGGCCTCGGTATCGGAATGCCTCCATCTCAACCTTACGAAGTCCCACCATCTCCAATTGCAACAGATGTTGACCTCACTACACTCTCCGAGCGAGATCGAGAAGCTTTTGATAGCTGGAAGTCAGAGGCTAGGGAAATCCATGCTATGGAAAAATCACGCCGAAGCGATGTACTCGAAATTGCGAGGTGTATCCGAATGGGTAACACTCTCGCAGAAAAAGACCATCTCTGGTACGTCTATCAACTTGATTTTAGGGGACGAATTTACAGCGCCGCGTCAGGGATTAGCCCTCAAGGGTCTGACATTCCAAAATCGCTACTACGGTTCTCTGTCGCCAAGCCTGTGGGTGAAGCAGGAGCTTACTGGCTTAAAGTGCATGGTGCCAACAAGTTCGGGTATGACAAAGTGTCTTACGACGACCGCGTTAAGTGGGTTGACGACAACCAAGAACAGTTTCTACGTGCCGCCGCTGATCCAATATCTCACAGTGATGTATGGTCAGGGGCCGATAAGCCTTACCAGTTCCTTGCCTTCCTTTTTGAATATGCGGGACTTGTTAAGGATGGGGCAGAGCACCGTTCAAAACTTGCCATCGGTCTCGACGGATCATGTAACGGAATACAGCATTTCTCAGCTATGCTCAGAGACCCCGTTGGTGGCGCAGCCGTTAACCTCGTCGCCGGAGACAAACCCGCAGATATATATCAGGAGGTAGCAGACGAATGCTTCCAACATCTTTGCTCACTAGCGTCATCCAACGCAGAAACGAAAAACGTAGCGCAAAACTGGCTGCTGCTGCTCAAAGAGCACAACTACGAGAGCATTCCAAGGAAGCTCGCAAAAAAGCCCGTCATGACATTGCCCTACGGCTCCACGCAGCAAGCCTGCACGACGAGCGTTTACCAATGGTACATAGAAAATGGGTCGAACTTCTTCTCGAAAGAAACGGCCTTCCGCCAAGCGATTTTCCTGTCTCAAGTTCTGTGGAGTGCAATCAAGAAGGTTGTAATCGCCGCACGAGCGGCCATGGACTGGATGCAGGGATGTGCCTCTATTGTAAGCAAGACCAAATCACCGATTACCTACGAAACCTACACAGGGTTCCGAGTGTACCAAGAGTCTATGAAGATGGACGACATGAAGATCATGAGCAAGGTTGGTGGTAATCTTCGCATACAGTTCAAGGTAGAAACCGACGACCTCGACCCGATACGTCAACGAAACGGTGTGTCGCCTAACCTAGTCCACTCAGTAGACGCAACGCACATGCAGATGTGTATCGAGGCCGGGGCAGCGGAAGGAATGACACACTTCTGGATGATACATGATGACTTCGGCGTCCACGCATGTGACACGGAGAGGTGGCACGGTATCATACGGGAGCAATTCGTAAAACTTCACACTGAGTTCAATCCCTTGCAGGTGTTTAAGGATGCTCACGAGGAATTGGTCGATGTTGAACTTCCTCCTAGCGGAGACCTCGATCTGAGCCAAGTCCTTGAAAGTCCTTACTTTTTTGGATGACTGCTCTTAGGTGTCACTATTGGACACCAAAAACTTTTTCTCTTCGTGTTTCCTCTATCCTTCTGGGGGTTCGGCTGTGGTTGGCTGAACCCCTGACATTGGGGGGTAAGGGGGCCCCATCGGAGATGGTTCTGCAACAAGTGTTGCAACAACATAAGGATAAAAGCTATGGTTGATATAACAAGTAAGCAATTACCTATTATATCCAAAGAATGTTTGATGAGAATAGTTGCAAATATAGTTCCTAAACCATTAGGTCCAGAGTGCACTACATGGCACATGGGATATGAAGCAGCTAAGGCAGAGATTGCCAACCACCTTGCCGCAGAACTCGGTATGGGAAATCTACAATACAGCCCAGCTATTCGGACGCTACAGGCTCTTAAGGAAATGCCATGATACGCGCCTTGGAGCCTAGAGACTTTGACTGGCTGTGTAAGCTCACTCACAAGTTCAACGACGAACTGTATGACGTACCTCTTAACGAGCAGAAACTGGAAAACACCCTGATCCAGTTCTGTCACCCCGAGTGCATTAAGCACATCGGGTATCGTTCAGACAAAGGTGCTATCATCGGGATTGTCACTGAAGACCCTCTTAGGGACTGGACGGTGATGGTGGAGCTAGGCTGGTATGCAAACGACCGATCCGGTATCAGGTTGCTTGACCATTTGGAGCAAGCCGCAAGAGACGTCCAATGTGACGAAGTGCGAATGACCACACTGGAACGAAATCCGCGTGTTGCTGATCTCCTGAAAAGGAGGGGTTACACACCAATTGAAACGAGCCATAGGCTCTTGTTATAGGAGAAGCCAATGGCGGCACTCACAAGCTTGCTTATCGCAGGCACCGTAGCTACCGCAGCAGTGGGTCTTAAACAGGCGAACACTGCCAAACAGGCTGCAAAAGCACAACGCAAAGTTCAACAACAGCAGATCATTGAAGCCAAGGAAGCTGCAAAGCTATCTGGCTCTAACGATGATACTTCCAAATCCAAGACCGCTCAGATCGAGCTTGGGGCCGAGGGTGACGATACAGTCAACACCAAAGGTAAGAAGAAGAGAACGACTGCCACAACAGGCTCCGCCCTTGGTGGACTTGGTGCAGCCACTGGTGTTGGACTATAATGGCTACTGGCTTACCCGCAAGATGGGGTATTCTGGATGGTCGCAAGGGCGATCTTAAGGAACGCTGCGAACAATACGCACGATGGACCCTCCCATGGGTCTGTCCTATAGACAACACCAAGAACCAAGAGCACGAAAAAGGTAGTGTGGATATTGGATCGCGGCTGGTCAATCACTTGAGCCACCGGATCGTCGATACCATGTTCCCTAATGATCGTCCGTTCTTCTCACTCAGCACTCCTCCTCAAGTAGAGCGGGAACTGACGCAGGACATGGACGAGCAGGAGCTTTCGGATTGGCGCAGTGAAGTAAACGTAGCCGTGGCTAATGCTGAGAACGACGCAATGCGAATGATGGACCTCACGTCTTATCGTCCTATTGCTGTTCAAGCGGTGTCACATCAAATCATAACCGGTAACATAGCTATGCTCCGCGCACCTGACGGTAAACGGATCAATTATGGTATCAAAGACTTCTGTGCTCGCAGGAACGTCAAAGGCGATCTTGTAGAAGCTATGCTCAAGGACAACAAATACTTTGGATCGCTTCCAGAGTTCGTCAAAGAGCAAGTCAGAACAACCCGCCCAGACCTGAAAGACGAAGACGAGTGTATCTTGTACACGCGGTTCTCGTTTGAAGGTGGTAAATGGATGCAGACACAGAGCATCGACGAAGTATCTCTCGACAACGAAACGTCATACAACGTGAAGGACATGCCTCTCATGATCTTGACGTGGAACTTGACCCGTGGAGAGCACTATGGTCGCGGCTTGGTCGAAGATTATGCGGTCACATTCCATAACCTAGATGTAACAACCAAGGCTATGCTCGATCTGATCGGCATCTCTGCGGACATCAAGTGGCTTGTTGATCCCTCGTCTATCCTAGACATCGCGGAATGGAACGCTGCCCCTCGTGGTGCGTACATGCCGGGGCGTAAGGATGACATCTCAACACCTGACTTCCCCAAACAAGTGGAGATCAGCCAACTCGCCGAGCGTATCCAGACTTGGGAACAGGGCCTAGCCCGTGCGTTCCTACTGTCCAGCGCAGGCGTCCGAGATGCCGAACGAGTTACCGCAGAAGAAATTCGCTTTATGGCTCGTGAAATCGAGAGCGCCTTCGGGGGCCTCTACTCACGGTTGGCTATTGAGTGGCAGAAACGTGAGGCCGACTGGCTCATTTCGCAGATCAACTTCTCTGAGTACTATCAGGGCGAGAAGATTTGGGAGGTGCGCGTAACAACTGGACTTGAAAGCTTGTCTCGTGAGGGACAACTGGACATGCTTCGGTTGGCGGTCAGTGATCTGCAGATGTTGAATGAGATGCCCGAACCTGTTCTGGCTACCATCGACATCGGTAAGTTCGCAACACACATCTTCATGGCCCGGGGTGTCAAAGCTATTGACTTCATCAAGACTGCAAAGCAGATGCAGGATGAGCAACAAGCAGCACAGGCTCAGGAACAACAACTTATCGCGCAACAGCAAGAAGGCAACGTAGCAGCAGAAGCGGCTAAGGCAGCCTTGAAGGAGTAATGAATGACCGAAGCAGAAATCGCAGCACAAGCGGAAGCCGCTAAGGCCGCAGAGGCAGAGGCAGCGCAAGCAGCCGAAGCTAAGGCCGCCGAGGAAGCAGCTAAGGCCGCAGAGGCAGAGGCAGCCAAGAATGGCGCAGAAGCTGAAGCAGAAGACAGTGCTGAAACCACCGAAGACGCCGCTGAGAATAGCGAAGACAAGGGTGAAGGTAACGAAGACGCCACAGAGCTTGACGTATCCGTATGGGGCGATGGCGGCGACGATGTTGCAAATAGTGTGCTTCTCACTTTGCAGAATGCTAACGTATCCCCCGAGGATGCCAAGGCTCTACTCTGGGATGCAGTCCAAGCTGGGAAACCAGAGGACATCGACCGTGATGCACTGGTCGAAAAAGTAGGTAAGGCAACTGCCAACCTCATCATGGCTGGCGTCGAAAACGTAGTCGGCAAGCGCAAAACCATACAAGCGGAAGTTCGCAAAACTGTGAACGAAGCTGCTGGTGGCGCAGATGCATGGGACAAAGTTGCTGAGTGGGCGAACAAGAACATGTCCACCGAAGACCTAGATGGGTACCGCGATATGATCGACGGTAACAATCCTAAAGCTCGCGCATTTGCAGCGGCAGAGATTGTTAAAGCGTATAACGCAGCACCCGCAAACACCGCTCTCAATGTCAATCAAACGGTTGAGGGTGATGGTGGTGTCGCTGGAGACAGCGTGGAACCACTTACAGCAGTGCAATGGATCGAAGCGAAAGAGAACGCCATTCGCAAGAAGCGTCCTCAATCAGAAATCGCCAAGATCGACGCAGGTCGTGCTGCCGGAAAGAAGCTCGGCATCTAACCAAGATCGAAGGAGGGGATCAACCCCTCCAACCCCCCCTTTTGTAAACCTAAAATCAGGAGCCAACAATGGCACTTCCAACAAATTCAGACCACCTCTCCGATCAGTCTCGTGCAGAAAAGATTGAAGAGTTCGCAGGCAAAGTGGACAGCCAGTTCGCTAAGACCTCTATGATGCGCAACTTCCTGACCGTTGACATGATCACCGGTACAGACACCAAGATCGTTCGGCGCATGGGCAAGACATCGCTGAAAGCTATCGTCCCCGGCGTTCGTCCTGACGCTGATCCTACCGACTTCGGTCGTGTTGCGGTCACTGTGGACACTCAGATCATTGCACGGGCCAACCGTTCGCAACTTGACGAGTTCCAGATCGACTTCAACGCTCGTATGGAGCTTGGTAAAGATCAGGGTAAAGAAATCGGCATGTTCTTCGACGAAGCTGCTTTGATCGCTGGCGTCAAGACTGCTCGTATGTCCGCCCCTGCTGGCCTCGGCGGCGCATTCGGTGACGGTAAGGTTGAAAGCCTTGCAACTGCAGGCGACGAACTGGACCCAGACAAGCTCTACAAGAAAATGTCTACTCTGGTCACTCGGATGCAGGAAGAAGACATCGACACTGACGAGATGGCGTTCTTCGTTCGCCCAACTCAGTTCGAGGTTCTCGGCAACCACACTAAGTTGATCGACCGTGACTTCTCCCGTAACAACGGTGACTTCGCTGATGGTACCCTGAAGACCGTCCGAGGTGTTCCTGTGGTTTCTACAGCACGTCTTCTGAACGCTGCCAAGACTAACCACCCGCTGTCCAACGCCAACAACAGCAACTTCTACGACTATTCGGCTGCTGATGCTAAGGCTACTGCCTTGCTCTTGCACCCGCACTCGTTGCTTGCTGGTGAGACAATCCCTCTCACTTCTGACGTATTCTTCTCCAAAGAAGAGAAGCAGTGGTTCATCGACAGCTACCTCGCATTCGCGATGTCTGGTCGTCGCCCTGACGTTTGTGGTGTGGTTGACAAAGCCTAATCACGAAGCGGCTAGTGAGGTCGCTATATAAAACATCCACGGCCTACCGCCCTACCTGCTCCCTTATTGCTTAGATGCTTTAAGGTTCGCGCAGGTAGGGCTTTTTTTTTATGCTAACACGCCTACAAATCATAAACATCATGCTTGCGAGCACTGGTGTCTCCGCTTTAACCGATCAGGACACTCAACACCCAGACTATCTGGTTGCTGATGCCAAGTTGGATGAAGTTATCAATGCCACGTTGAAACTAGGTTTCTGGTTCAACACGTACTTCACGACACTGACCCCTGAACCTTCAGGCGAAGTCTTGATACCTGCCAATACGCTTTCGATTGATCCTGTTGATCGATCCGTTCCGCTGGTACAGCGAGGGAAGACCTCTCTGTTCAACACTTCAACTCGTGATCGCACGTATGATCAGCCAGTGGTTGTGAAAGTGATTGAGGAGCTTGCGTTTGATGACCTTCCTCCTTCAGCGTTGGATTACATCCGCGCCAAAGCCAAGTACAGCTTCTACCTCGACGACGAAGGTATGGACCCTAAACTGTCCAACTATCGCGCAGAGGTTAACGACGCATGGTCTATCATGTATCGGGACAACATTCGTAACTTGGATGTGAACTACTTCGACAATCCATCGCATGGTGGAAACCAGTTGCGCAAGGGTGTATACCCGTCACGCACCGGCAACACCACCTATGTTAGAACCAATAACCCCGGCCAGTAAGGAGACACTATGTCTTTTGTATCCGACACTCTCGGCCCCATGTTGCAGGGTGTTTCGCAACAGCCTGAACGCATCCGTCTAGCGGGTCAGGTATCAGAACAACAGAACATGATATCCAACGTCTCCACGGGCTTGACCACACGGTCAGGCTCAATGGACACGGGTGTTATCTCCACAGACGTGCTCGCGGACTATGCGTTCTCTGATGTAGAGTTCAATGGTAAGCAGTACCTCATGGCTCATAAAGCAGGAGACCTGAAGATTTGGGACAGCACCGGAACCTCTTACGGGGTAAACTGGAATGCGCCTACAGGTCTGACGCCAGCGTTCATCCAGAATTACTTCGGGACGAACATGCGCTTCCACGTTATCGACGGAAAGATACTCGCGTTGAACCGAGATATCGTAGTGAGGCACGACCCAGCCAGTGCGTTGGGTAGCCCTAGATACGCAGGTTACGCGGACATCCGTGGCACTGCTTTCTCTAAACGCTTCCAGCTAACTGTTATCCTACCCGCTCAGGGTTCTGGTCCTCGCGTGGAACGGGCTTACGCCTACACCACTCCTGATGGTACCACTGCAGGTGACGCCGCTAAGGCCACACCTGAGTACATCACCACCGTGTTGAGAGATCAAATCAATGCAGACGGGTGGATTACAGATCAAGGCGTTGCTGCAGCGGCGAGATACGGTATTCTTGTGGTGCACGGTTACACTCGACCTATTGTGCTTGCAGGTGATGACAATGCCGGTAACTCCTTCATGAAGGTTGCGGACGGCACAACTGACAAGGTTGAAGACCTCCCCCGATCTGCGCTGCGTTCCACAGAGACCTTGGTCACTGGCGAGAGCACGACAGACGACGACTACTACTTGACCTTTATCCACGACGACGATAGCGCAGGCAACCAGCCTTCGCTCGGAGACGCTGGTTACTGGAAAGAGACTGTTAAGCGTAATGAGCCTCTGAAGTTACTAGACTACACGATGCCCATGACCTTACAAGAGTCTGGTGGTACGTTCACGGTGTCTGTCACAGATTGGGCAGGACGTGTCGTAGGTGATCTTAACACCAACCCATTTCCGTCTTTCTTGGATCACACAATACGTGATCTGCAGACATTCGAAGACAGACTGGTGTTCTGCTCAGGCGAGAACGTAGTTATGTCCCGATCTGGAGAACCGTTCAACTTCTTCCGTAAGTCCGCTGCCGTACTGGTGCCGGATGATCGGATTGATATACGGACATCTGCAGAGAACAGTGTTTCCCTCGACTGGATGATACCGTTTGACAATGACCTTGTTATCCTGTCAGACCCCGGCGACGGGCAGTACATCATCGAAGGTGGTTCAGGTATTACCCCTCAGACCGCTACCATGACCCTCACTACGTCTTATCGTATGGAAGGTTTTGCTAGACCGGCTGTTACAGGTAGAACTATGATCTTCCCGTTCGGTGTTGGTAGTTACTCTGGCTTGAAGGAGTTCTTCACGCACGACAGTGTTACCACCAACGGTGCTGACACCATCACAGAGAACGTCGATAGGTACATAACCGGTAACGTGACCAACTTGACAGCTATGAACAACCAAAACATGCTCTTCGTCCAAACGGACGACCCTGAGATGAAGACGGTTTGGACGTATCGCTATCTATGGGACGGTACTGAACGGTTACAGTCTGCTTGGTCTAAGTGGCAGTTCAACGATAAGGTTCGGCACATAATGGTGGAGAATTCTCTCTGTCGTGTGGTACTGGAAGACGAACTGGAAGGTACTCTGCACCTCGTAGAGATGAACCTGACTAAGCCTCCGATGTACTTCGGTAACAACCTACCTCTTGATAGAGTTCGGGAGTATACCGTGCAGTCTGATGCTGGTGGAAGCTACATTGAACTACCGTATGATAACCCTGCCTTGGTGCAATACACAGGATGTCCTGACCCCGGTCGGTACATTGATCCTACTATCATTGATCGCGGTACTCACTTCGAGATACGTATGCCATCGGACGAATGTCCGGCAGGAGCGTTGATCGTCGTAGGTGCTCGAATCATCAGTTCAGTCAAACCGACTATGCCTAGGATACTGGATCGTAACGGAGCAACCGTCTCCAACGCCCAGATCACTATCAACCACTTCACAGTTCATCTGGAAGACAGTGGCTTGATACAAGGCATCAAACGTAACCCTCGCAGATATGACAACTATCAAGTCATGGTGCGGGAAATCTACAACGGAGAACTTGACAGACGCACTCGCGTACCTTGGAGAGACAAAGCCCGTGATACAGAACTGGAGATCATCTCCTCGTCTGGTACAGGCATCACTATCCTTGAGATCGAGTGGGAAGGTCAAGTAGTTGGCAGAAAGGGCCGATAATGTCAAACTTAATGTATGCCCAAATGGGCTTGAACGCAGTATCGGCTTTTACCAGCTACTCTGTATCGAAGACGCAACAAAAAATGGAGCAGGCAACGCAGGTGTTCAACAACACCATGCAGTCGTTGTCTGCTGCACAAGCTAAGAACACGGTCACTCAGAATGAGATACAAGTGCAAGACGCGTCTACGCGGCAAAGCCTTGCTATTAGCAGACAAGCCCTAATCGATCAGGGTGCAGCGCGAGTGGCCGCTGGTGCCGCTGGCGTTGAAGGCGGCTCCGTGGATGCAACCATGCAATCCTTAAGACGAAGTGCAGCCGTGGCTAACAAAGCCCGACTGGATCAGTTGGCTCTGAACACCTTGGCCTCTAACCAAGAGAGAACCAATATTGAGCTAAACCGTATCTATGGTAAGGATACATCTGTCATACCTAAGCCTAGCGCATTCAGTGCGTTGTTGGGCCTTGGTGCACAGACTATCGATACCTACGACGCATATCAAACTGAGGGCGACCAGATCGCTTCTCGTCTAAACTCATAGGAGACAGCATGACTGAACGCAAAGAAGTTCAGGACAACTTAGGTGGAGTGGCAGGCGTTCAGCCTGTTACTCTCCAATCGTCCAATCCCCGTGTAATGGTCCCAGCAATAACCAAGCCCCCATCTCTATCGGATGGTATCGTTGGCTCACTGGCTAAGTGGTCATCGGGAAAGATCAAACAAGCGGGTGATGTTCGCCACCGTAAAGCCGCACTTGACGGTCAAATGGCACATCACCAAGGCAAGACTTTCGAAGAAGTCGAAATGGCAGGCGACAAGTTCGCCCTCGAAGGTTTCCGCGTCGTTGAAGCACAGAAGATTGCTTCAGGGCTTTTATTAACCCAACAACAAGAGATCGAGAACGGAGCATACGAGGATGACCCTGATAACTATCGGGCCAACTTCATGCGCCGCGCAGAGAGTGTGCTCTCAGGAGCAGGCGATCAGCGAACTCGCGAACTCGCACAGGAACAGCTTCTAAAGCAACTGCCTACACTGGCAGAGAACCAGATGGTTAAACATCTTGAGTGGAAAGAGCAGCAGAACTTCGACAGCCTAGCATCGAGTATAGACGTCATCTCTCGCGACCCATCGTCCGTGAATGAGTTGGTCCTGATCGCACAAGGCGGCGAAGGTTCACCCACTGCCGGTCTTAGTGACGCCCGTCGCGGTGCCGCTACGGTAGCAGGTGTTATCCGCGCATTCGAGAACAACAACCCGCTTGCATACGCAGCCTTGGCAAACAAGGGTCTGCTATCTGACAACCTAACCACCGCACAGATCGGTCAAGTTCGTGCCGCACGGAAGTCTTTCGAGAACCGCCGTCGGAGCGAATATGACGCCGACCTATTCAATGGTGAACGCGCCCTTATGTCTGAGGTGGAAAATGGAAACATGGACCCCACCGCCGCAGTAGAGGCGCTGTCAGTCCTGTACGCAGACCATCATATCGAGATGAATGCATCAGAAGCTGGTCAGATTTACACAGAAGCGGAGAGCGGGGTCAAGACTAAGACACTGACAAACGCTATTGCTATCGACGAAGCTATACTACGTCGCGACTATGACACTGTTGCAGACCTTTCTGTTGACGCCATGATCCACTTTGAGAGTGGCGGTCGAGACGTTATGGGCCAGACTATCAAGTTCGGTGCTAATGCAGGTGATCGTGCAGTTGGTAAGACGCAGACTATGCCTAAGACACTCCGTGATCCGGGGTTTGGTGTTACTCCAGCCAAGGACAACAGCTTTGCAGAAGCAGAGCGTGTAGGTCGGGATTACTGGAAGGCGATGGTCAACCGATACGATGGAGACATCGAAGCTACAGCTATCGCATACAACGCTGGACCTAAGAACGCAGACGCATGGGTAAAGGCAGGTCGGGACTATTCCGTACTGCCAGATCGTGCTCAGACCGAACCGTACGCCAAGAAGATCGCGGCGAGGGTGAAGGGACAACATGTTCTTAACGCCAACGACAGGTACGCTCAGGCTAAGTCCCGTTTAGACGCGGTACGTGAGCGTGTTGCTATGGATACCTATGAACAGACTGCTCCCCTTCTTGCGGGTATCGATGCTGACTTCCAGAAAGGCGTCATCGATCATGAGACATGGAGAGCCGGTCGGGACGAGGTATACAATCAGTACAACGTAGCTCGTACCAAGGCAGACGTTAATCACGAAGTGAGTGTTACTCAAGGCGTTATCGACGCTATTGATGATCGTGCAGCAAAGGCTCAACAAGAGGGCATCGACGCACAGCAACTCGTGATCGAGACCAACGCCCGTGAAGAACTGGCTATCATGCAGAACGGTTTTGACAACCTAGTTGCTAAAGTTGAACGCGGTGAAGCTGACCCTTCCTTGCTTGGACCTGCCATGGCTCAGCTTCAGTCCGACCGTAAAGCGGTAATGACTGCAGCCGGTATCGATATGGTCCCTTCAGCAGAAGGAGTTAACGTAGCCAATATGGCAAAGCAGATCGACAAAGCCATTCCTAAAGCCATGCAGTTTGCCCAAGATCAGGTTCTGATCGAAGAGGCTATTGCTACGGGTACTCTAGGAGGTCTGGATGCCAACTTGCAGAAACGTGCCACAGAGCAACATCAGCAACAAGTAATGCAGACCATTCAGGATGGTATCTCTGAAGGCAACATCGACGAAGCTACGGCAGGAGCGATGTTTGAAACAGAGATGGCTAAGTTCTACGCCAAGTCTGGTACAGTTGACACACGTCTACAGCGTGTAATCACTGGTGCCATGAAACACGACTGGTTGCAGAAAGATGGTACACCTAACCCGTACGTTGTTGACGCTCTCAGCACTTTCCGAGAGATACACAACAACAATCCTGATCTGGCCGCAAGGTACATTCAGGACAAGGTACAGCGGGATCGAGCTATTGTTGCGTTGGATCGAGCAGCCGGTGGACCTCTAAAGGACGTCGTAGGCGGTATGGGTACAGTGGGAGAGCTTCCGAGCTACTTCGCTAATCCTGCAGAAGCCGTAAACAACCCTGAGGTGCAACGTCAGGCACTGTTGGCAGCTAAGAACGCAATCAACGAAACCATCCCTAACGTAGTGCATTCTGCGTTCAGTGCTCGATCAGACATGATGGACATATTCAACAGGACCACATCCTCTCAGTCTGCCCTCGCGGGTGGCTATCTAGGGGTTGATCCTGAGAATAGCGAAGCAGGTCAGGTATTCATCAACCAAGTGTTGGATGAAACTCAACGAGTCATGACACTCTCGCCGGGGCTGGCTCCAGCAGAAGCAGCACGTGTAGCAGGACAGAACGTCCAGCAGCGTGGAGCGTTCATTGGAGAAGACTTCATCATGGCCCCAGAAGGGGAAAGCATGAGAGAGCGTTTCTTTGGTGCAGAAGGTCAGAATGTAGACGTGGTTGATCCGTTCAACGCGGCTATCATGCAATTCCTTCGCAGTGACACCGCACGTGAGGCGTACCCCTTCTTGGACAACGCGTCTATCGGCGACATGGTCAACTTCAACTGGGAGGAAGGCATACTTCCTGAAATCTCTCTTGGAGACATGGGACCAGTCGATCTTCTAGGCGTAGCCACATCTGGTGTGCGTCCATTCCGTACTCGGATGGGACCACAAGGTCAGATCATGGTTGACGTGTTAGATCGTAATGGCACATACCACGACCCTATCGTTATCGACGAGCGGGAAGTAGGTAAGTCATGGTTGAAGACATGGAAAGGCACTCGTTCTGAGGAACGGGAACCAAGACCTATTCAGCACTACTAAAAACAGAGAGGGCGACAATAACGTCGCCCTCATACCCTCGTAATGGAGCAATTGCAATGGACGAACAAGACAAACTCTATAGCCAGCGGCTCAAAGAGGAAAAGCGTAACGCCGAACTCGAACAGGGTCTGGTGGAGAACGTAAAGACAGGCTTCGAAAGCACCATCCTATCGTATGGTACCAAGAAGGTTGCAGAAGAAGGCGCGTTATTGCGCGACGAAAAGTTTCCCGAAGTGGAGCCTCTACCAGAGGACGCTTCCCCGATAAGCAAGATATCCAACTTTGGTAAAGAGGTGGCATATCAATTAGGTGGCGCAGCCCTCGCCCTTACAGGTGAGAGAGCAGGCGACGCCGACTACGACAAGCAGAAAGAAGAGGAGCGTCTCACAGCAGGCATCCCTTTGAGTATGCAACAAGACATCATGGAACAAGACAACCTCGCAGCAGCAGAACGTGTCCGCGCCCGTATACTGGCAGATCAGGATCGTGGAGAGCGCATGGCAGCACAACGGGGTCTCAGTCCTTGGTTGGCTAACATGGTTGGATCACTGGCTGACGTGGACATTCCTTTGACCCTTATGACAGGCGGGGGCTTCAAGGCCGCTCAGGTAGCCGGTAAGACCATGCGTGTCGCTCAGAAGATGAAGGTATCCCCTTCCGTAGCTCTGCGCGTCTCGTCTAGCACAGTGGGCCTCAACGCAGGTTTGCAATCGGGTCTCGCATTGGGTATAGCAGAAGCCAATTTCAGAGACGGTCAAGACTGGACAGTCATCGCTGAAGTTGCCATGGGCAATATGGCTTTAGGTGCCGTGGCCGGTGCCGCTCGCCCTGACTGGATGGTTAATCTGGATGCAGCGCGACAGGAGTTCTACCACGAGGTGGCAACCAACGGCCCGACAATGTCGAGCAAGCCTGATATCGCATCGAGCAAGCCAACGAACTATCACGGACCTGTCGTATTCGACGAGGACGGTGTATCCACAGCAGGAGCCAAAGACATAGGCTTCCGCGCTAAAGACCCTCTCGAAGCCGAGACACCTCGTTATGAGGACATCACATCGCAGTCAAATGCGTGGCGTCAAGAGACGGGTTGGCAGGATCGCAAAGAGCAGGTAGCAGAAGACCTTGTCACTAAGGTAGGTACGCACTGGTCTACGAACTTGACAACCAGCGGATACAATAAGCTGTACACATCAGGATCGCCAACAGCGAACTGGTTTGCAGGAGCAGTCTTTGAGAGTGCTAACGGTCTGGGTCGCGGTCGCTTCACAGCTTCTAGCGGAACCGAGATGTATCAGAAGATGATATTCTCCCCCATCGCGAACAAAGTACCTACGCAAATGAACGCATGGGCCAAGCGTAACCAGTCCTCTTGGGCAGGTACAGGCTTTGGCATATCAGGCGCAGGTAAGCGACAGTTCAACCGTGAAGTCATGCTTGAAATGAACGACCGAGCACATGGACGGGTGTCTACACGGGATATCGAAATCCAGCGAGCAGCGGATGCGTACGAGGAGGCCGGTCAGGCCAGCTTGAGCATCGGTAAAGGTCGAGATGGCGAAACAGCTATGGATGGTTTTGAAAACATCCCAGATCGCAGAGGGTACAGCCCCTACGTTTGGGACGGAGCTACCATTCAGGATATTCTGACCAGCGGTCGCGCAACCCGTGCTAACATTGAAGACGCATTGTCTCAATCGTACAAGGCTGCAGGTATGTGGGCCGGTAAAGATGCACGTAAGGTTGCCAAGGCAGTCCTCACACGTGCTCTGGATCGTAACAACGACGTTGATACCTCTATGATCAACCTTCTGAGTTCTGACGGTCGAGACTTCCTACGGGAAACTCTTGAGAACAACGGAACACCTAAGGCAGACGTTGAACGCATTATGGAACAGGTCACCGCGACAAAGGAAGGCGCTTCGAGAGAAGGCTTCACCAAGAACCGTAATGATCTCGACTTGAACTACTCAGTCGTCACAGCAGACGGGTCAGAGCTTAAGCTTGTGGACCTTATGGACAACGATATGGGTGGCGTATGGAACAGATACTCCCGCCGCGTAGCGGGGGGCTCTGCACTGGCACGTGTTGGTATCACCAACCGAGCGCAGCGTAAAGAGTTCATCACAGCTATGCAGATCGAGCAACGCGCTCTAGGTGAGGAGCCTATCCCGTTCGACGAGATGGACGCCCTACTCTCTAACTTCAATGGTGGTGCCGTTAAAGGTTACTCCATGGGTAAGGTGAACGAGGGTCAGCATCCAGTGATCGTTCAAGCTAAACGTGCAACGAACTTAGCGTATCTCAATCAGTTGGGCGTAACTCAGCTTGCAGAGACTGGTGCTAACATCGCTGCTACAGGAGCAGAGAACTGGTTCAACCGTTCTATCAAGCCTATCTTCGACCGAGAGATGAAAGCAGGCAATCAGGAACTTCTTGATGATCTGGCGTTCATGACCGGCGAGATCGGTAACGACCACAAGCTGTTCAATCCTCACCTCGACCTTGACGACATCGGAAAGGGGGAAGCTGGAGAGTTCATGCATGGTCTTAACCGTATAGGCTCTAACCTACAGTTCGCACAAGGCTACACCTCACTGTTCAATCAGGTCCGTAGCTGGCAGCAAAGAACTGCGGCGTTAGGTATGACAGACAAGATATTCCGCACGATCAAATCCTCTATCGACGAAGGGACCGATCTGCCAGAGGCGTTCACACGCCGTATGCAGAGCGACCTAGGTCTCGACAGTGGAGACATGCGGGTACTGGCTGACATGGTCAAGGACGGAACAATCGAGTTCCACACAGTGAACGGTAAGACATTCGTCAATCGCTTGAACAGTGACAAATGGGATAACGAGATGGCTATGGTGTTCGGGGCTTCAATGACCCGTAACATCAACCAGATCGTCCAGAAGTCAATGGCAGGTGAGCAGGACGCATGGATGCAGTCAGGTTGGGCTTCCATCATGACACACCTCAAGACGTTCCCTCTACAGGCGCTACAGAAGCAGGCTATTCGTAACCTTCGGGTTCTGGACAGTCAGTCTCTCACATCGCTGACATACGGCTTGGGTACTGCATACCTCGCGATCTTCATGAAAGATGTCATCAGTGGTAACTCAGGAGAAGATCGGGCGAAACGTGCATTCGGCTATAGCAACATGACTGGTTTCGTGCCTCTGGCATTCGATCCGTTGATGTCTGTGGTTGGACTGGACGATTATCGCTTCAATCAATACGGACCTTCCGAGAGTATCATCCCTCCAGCTATCACCCATGCGCAGGAAATGTATCGTGCCCCGGGGGCCGTAGCAAAGGCTGTTACCGGTGGAGACTTAGATTGGCAAGATACCAAAGCTGTTAAAGCACTCCCGTTTATGAACGCTTACGGAATATCCAGAATATTCAACTAAAACAACCCAGTAGTGCTGCCATGCTTAGGTGGCACTATTGGACACCCAAAATTCCCACCTTATTCCCCCAAGAAAGGTCTCGTCATGAGCGAAACCCCCAACGGATTGAGCGATGACCAGAGCCTATACTTCTTTCTGGGTCAAATTCGCGCAGACATACAACACATTCGCCAGACACAAGACACCAACGCAGATCAGGTATCAAGCCTATCTAAAGCAGTTCGGGCAGAGGTCAAGGAGATTGAACAACGAGTTACCAAGCTGGAACATGCACGCATCAAAGTTATCGGATGGGTTGCAGGCATATCTACTGCCGCTGGCATTGGTTCATGGAAAATATCACAAGTGTTAGGATTATAACATGGCAAAAGGCGCAGCAAAAGTAGAAACGCTGGGTGCCTTACACGATGCAGTAGCACAGCTATTCATCAAGGTGCTCCACAAAATGCACAAAGACCTCGACGACGCGATGTCCCCCAAAGAGGTGACACTAAACGAAGAGGGAGAAATTGACAAAGACGCACTCGCAGAAGCCGTAATGGCAGAAGCCCTATCGGACGGTATGCCCTCACCAGCTATGCTGGCGGCTATTACCAAATTCCTCAAGGACAACGACATCGGTTACGATGCAGAAGTCCTCGAAGAGATGTCCGCTCTGGAACGCCAGCTACAAGACAAGGCCCGTAAGCGGCCTGCAGGTCTGACGCTGGTTGATATTCCACCAGTGGCTGCCGATGGCTCGTGATCGCGAGTGGGGCGTAGGAGAGAGATGGAAAGAAATCGATCTCCTGCGTGAAGCGTACCCCACGTTTAAACCCTTCCTATACGATGTAATGACCGGCCTACTAGGCTTTGACTGCAGCCCAATTCAGTTGGACATCGCAGACTTCCTAGAGAACGGTCCTTTACAGCGAATGATACAAGCTCAACGGGGTCAGGCTAAGACTACCATCACTGCGGCGTATGCCGTATGGCGGTTGATCCACAAGCCAAACGACCGTATCTTGATCATATCCGCTGGTGGTGACATGGCGACAGAGATCGCTAACTGGGTCGTACAGATCATGTCAGGAATGCCTGAACTTGAGTGTATGATGCCAGACAAATCTCAGGGCGACCGCGCTTCCGTGAAGTCATTCGACGTTAACGGTGAGCTAAAGGGTCCAGAGAAGTCTCCCAGCATCAAATGTATGGGTATCACATCTAACATGGCGGGTTCCCGCGCAGACGTTCTTATTGCAGACGATATCGAAAGCTCTAAGAACAGCCAAACGGAACTTCAACGTGAGCGATTGCTGCACTTGACCAAGGACTTCGCGTCTTTGTGTTCAAGCGGAGACATCATCTATCTTGGAACACCACAGAGCATCGACAGTGTATACAACGGTCTTGCATCTCGTGGCTACACCATACGTATCTGGCCCGGGCGCTACCCGACCATTAAAGAGCAAGAGAACTACGGTAAACACCTAGCTCCTATGATTGCTCGACGTATGGAGCAGAACCCATCACTTCGCACAGGAGGTGGACCACTCGGAGATCGCGGTTACGCGGTCGAGGGTGACTTCGCATCTGGCGGAATGGGCCTGATCCTTGGCGAAGAAAAACTAGCATCCAAAGAAATCGATCAGGGTAAATCGTACTTCCAGCTACAGCATATGCTTGACACACGTCTTATGGACGCTGACAGGTTCCCGCTTAAGCCAGAGAAGTTGATCTTCATGAAGATACCAGCAAACACTGTGCCTGCACTCATCCATCCCCTCGAACACGAGGCGAACCGGATCGTGACACCGCAGGGCTGGCCGACTGAAGACAAGTACTACCGCGCAAACGAGTTCTCGCAAGAGTTCATTCCATTCTCAGGCACGTACATGTACGTTGACCCTGCGGGGGGCGGACAGAACGGCGATGAAACAGCCTACGCGGTTACACGGTTTGCGGGATCGAAGATATTCGTAGTTGACTTCGGCGGCGTTAAAGGTGGTCTCAGTAACGAGAGCCTTGACCAACTCACGGCTATTGCCAAGAAGTGGAAACCGAGCACTATAGGTATCGAGGAGAACTTCGGTAAAGGTGCTCTGGAAAGCGTATGGACCCCTAAGCTGCTTAAAGAGCACTCGTGTGCAATTGACAGTGACTGGGTTACAGGTCAGAAGGAACTACGTATCATCGACACACTGGAGCCGTTAATTGGTGCCGGTCGTTTGATCTTAGATGAAGACCTACTCCGCCACGACTTCCAGATGAACGAGAAGTATCCCGTAGAGAGACGCACATCCTACAGTCTGTTCTACCAGTTGTCCCGTATCACTCGGGTTCGCGACTGTCTGATGCACGACGATAGGTTGGATGCACTCGCCGGAGCTTGTCAGCACTGGATAGGTCATCTCAAACAGGATGAAGACAAAGTCAACGCAGCAGCGAAAGCAGAAGCGTATCGCAAACTAATGGCCGATCCAACAGGTATGGGTAGACCACATCCTCTCCACAAACAACATCAACAGCGGCATTCGTCAACAACACGTATGCAGCGCAGATTTTAAGGAGCCATCATGGCCGAAGATAACGCAAAGGTTGCAGAAGCACCCACAAAAGTATCGACTAACCCGCTCGCAGTTGAGTTCGCCACAGACCCTATGGGCCTAATGGTGCAAACCAAAGCTGCAGTACTGGCACTGGGTGATCGTATAGGTAACTCCGACGAGAGCCTTGAACTAGCCTTGTCTACCCTAACTGTCCTTGCACAGCACTTGATTGCTCGGCATGAGGGTGAAGTCAAAGCGGTGAAAGCCGAAATCCAACTTCGTCACGACCGCGAAGTGGCCAAGCGTAAGCGCCTCAAAGCAGAGGCTGCTAAGACGAAAGCTGCTCGCGTGAAGTCTCTCGAAGAAGCTCTATCTGCGGCTAAAGCTCAATAATGAACGCTGATTTCTACAATGCTGTGCGACCCCTATTCGGGGGTCGCCTTAAACAGCATCAAGTGGACGGTATGGAAGCTATCACAGCTTACGCGAAAGAGAATGAATACCCTCTCTCGTGGACTGCTTATGCCCTTGCCACCGCTTATCACGAAACAGCAGCATGGATGCAGCCCATCAGAGAAGGTGCTCGCAGGTACGGACCGAACTATTCGGACGCTTCGGCAAGACGCGCTGTTGCATCGATTTTTGCACGTGGAATAATCCGCACGAACTACGCGTTACCCCACCGGAACGGTCGTTCCTATTATGGTCGCGGTCTGGTTCAGATCACATGGCACTCTAACTATTCGAAATTCACCGACATCCTCGGCGTCGATCTGGTCAACAACCCAGACCTAACACTGGAGATGGGTCATGCCTTGGACATCATGTTCATTGGTATGCGTGACGGTGTATTCACAGGCCACAAGCTAAAGTCCAAGATCGGGCGTAACGCTTGTGACTTCTCGAATGAAGAAGCAGCCAAAGAGCGCATGTCTCAGTATGTTAAAGCTCGGCGCATGATCAACGGTGACGTTCGTAAGAACGGTGCTAAGATCGCACGTCAAGCCATCGTGTTTGAGAAGGCGTTACAGAAAGCAGGTTTCTAATGGCACTGACTAACAATGCAATCGATACCGCGATCACCGGAGCCTTTGGGGTTCTGGACGATCTCATCACAACACCGGAAGAGAAAGCTCAAATCCAGCTACAGTTCGTCAAGGTCCGCGAAGCGGCCAAGATGGCTCAGATCAACGTCAACTCCGTATCGGCGCAGCACAAGTCGCTGTTCGTCGCTGGAGGACGTCCCGCGATCATGTGGATTTGCGCCTTTGGGTTTGGTTACGAAATCCTCATGCTTCCTATCATCAACACTATCGCGTTTTATCTATCCGTGTATCATGGCTTCGTGCTCGATCTGGATGGGTTGCCTAGACTTGATACTGACGTCCTCATGGTTATCATGACAGGATTGCTTGGTATGGGTGGATGGCGCACCCTCGACAAGATCAAGGGTGTTCAAACAGACGCCCTAAACCGAAAGGCTAACGCAAATGGGTAACAACGTATCCCGTAACGTGAAGCTGTTCAACGAGACCCCCGCACTTGGTGCGTGGGTCCGTCTGTCCGTGCTCACAGATGAAGTCAAAGATGTTAAGTTGTACTGCCTAACAGGTACGTTCCACGTGTTCATCGGCGACGATCCCCAAAGCCCTAACGGCCTTTCTACTGTGGAAGTCCCCGCCAACTTCGAGTTGTGCATCGGCGATCCTCTATGGAGTGTTTGGGTTAAGACTGACGTGGCCGATACTTCGATCATGGGAGTTTACATCTAATGCAAAACCTACCAACAAACCCTGACACTTGGGTTGAGATAGGTACTGGCATTTCCTTCTGTGCATTCCAGCATAGCGGGGACTGTCGCGTGTACCTCGGCGCATCCGCGCCTTCGGACGGAACAGACGTGGGCTTCTACTTCAACTCTCGGCATGGTATGCACAACGTGCGTGACATCGACCTTGCAGGTGGTGGAGCTTGGATTAAGTCCGTAGACAATGAGGGTGCAGTCACCTTCGTAACATCAACTCCAGCAGCCCCGCAGACCGGACAGTTCAGTTCCGCGTTCGGGCCTGACTTCGCATAAGGAGGCCAATATGGCTCAACTATCCCGTGCGCAGGTCGCCTCGCAAGTCGCAGCCGATCTCGCTAACAACTCCTCTGGCAGCATCTCTGCTCAGGACGTCCGTGACGTACTCACGAACATGGCCGACAGTGCCATCTGGCACGATGAAGCCAACTCCGGTCCAACCGGTCCTGAAGGCCCACAGGGTCCAGCAGGGCCTGCAGGCACCAACGGAACCAACGGACTAGACGGTACAGATGGTACAGACGGTGCTGATGGCGCAGGTCTTCCAGTCGGTGGTACAACCGGCCAGATCGCAGCTAAGGCGTCCAACGCTGATCATGACGTCGAGTGGGTCGATCCGGCAACCGCCACATCCGACCTTGCAGATGGTAGTGGTCGCTCTATTGGTGGCACCCAGCCTTTCGATCACGGTTACTTCGACGCCCTGACAATTAACGGCGACCCTGTCCAGCAAGGTACAGCGCAGACTGCCGACTCCCTTTGGGGTTGGGATCAGTCAGCTACCACTACCATAGGGTACACCCTAGGTCTTGGTTTGGGTTTCAATGGTACAGAAATCGTTGCAGAGATTGGTTCCAACGTAGGCGGCAAAGCTGGTTGCTCTCAGGTCCAGAATGTCTTGCAGTGCTCTCAGTCTGCATATGACGCCCTGTCAGCAGCAGAACAAAACGACGGTACGTTCTACGTCATCGTATAAGGAGACAACATGTCCATTCTAGCTAACGGTTCCCCTATCGTGGGAGCCAAGCTGGGGGGCGCGGACGCCTCGATTTATAACCTTGGTAACCTCGTCTTTCCAGTAGGCTCGGCACCGTCCAGTGTACCGGGGCTGTACAGCCCTCGCTTCATTGACGCCACACCGGCCTCCGCGAACATCGTGATCCCTGCTTTCTCAACCGCCTCTGGGCGGTCGCTCATTTTCGTGCAGAGTTACTCCCATATGGGCGTGTCTGGCGAAGTTGTATCCGCAACAGTCGGGGCAGCAGGTCGAACCTTCAACACTGGCACAGCAGCAACCCTCTTGGGCAACATCCATCAGGGCCGCTCTAACATCTATGCGTTTGACGCTTCTATCGCCGCAGGCGACGTCGAAATTCACTTGGTGTTCCAGTCAACTCCGCGTGCGCTATCGCTTCACGCGGTGGACATCGGTGCGGCATCCGGCATCGGCAACGTATCCACGATTGCTGCAGCAGCCAACAACGCACAGTTCACAACCGTTACATCAGCTACCAACAGCGAAGTGTACTACGGACTAGTCCGCGCAAACGCCTCCGGCGAAGCGATGGTTTGGACCGGATCGGATGTGGACACTGGTCTTGAGACCACGGGCGGTGGAACGGGTTCATCCGATCACGACTTCTCTCTCGCGTACAAGGACGTCCCCGCCATTGGTGCGGCAGACGCTAATTGTGCATTCCCAACATCATCACTTCAACACGCGGGTATCGCGGTGGAGGTACTATCATGAGCCTACTCCTTGTAGGAGGTCGGCCACTATTCGCAGGGGCGCTATTTTCATTAGTAGCCGCCTCTGTGGGTGTGATCCCCGATGGATACACTGAGGTAACGAACCAATCCGAGTTCGATCTGGCGCTCAACGCTGGTGACGGTCGTGTATGGGTTACGGACGCCTCAGTCAACTTCACCCGTTCTTGGGGGGGCGTACTAAACAGCGATCTGATCATCGCGGGTACACTTTCCTCTGACATCACTGTCAGCATGACAGGTGGTACAAACGCATCTCAGGACTTCATCGTCCAAGGTCTACGGGTTAACCCCGGTGTCGTACACGCAGGTACTATCAATCGCGTTGAATACGTGGATTGCTACCATTACGATGGTGTATTCTCGTGGAATGCTTCGGTTGATCGTAACTTACGTGCAAAGTTGGAACTAACTGGTCTCAACCAGTCTCCGGTTGTAGGTGAGGTTCTAACGAACAGCCTAGGTGACGCTATCTCAGACGTTCAGGCAGTTTACGACTACAACTCCGGCGCTGGAACAGCTACCGTCGCTATGAACGACAACCCCGGCCAAGCAACCGGAGGTACATCCGACAGTGCATCTGCAAATCGCTTCAAATGGCGTGTTGGGCAGACATTCTCCGGTGACGGGGGCCTCACAGGTACGGTAACGTCCACAACAGGTCTCGCCAACGGTGATCATGCTCTGCATGGAGGTTATGGCGTAGATAACATTCAACGGGTACTGTCTCACCAAGGTGGATGGTCCTGTCAGCACATGGCATACCGGAATTGTGTCGCCAAAGGTGTTGCACAGGCGTATGAAATCTCTGCGGCTCAGACCATGGAGATCATCGACTGCACTCTGACCGACTTCACCGAGGACGTGACTAAGTTCAAGCCGCTTTCTGCGACTTGTGCGATCACTGTTACAGGTTTGCGCTTTAGCTACAACATGGCTAACTCGTCTTACATGAACAACCCTCATTGTGACGTATTCCAGATGCAATCCAGCTTTGGTACACACACCGGTCCTATCGTTATCAAGAATATCTTGGGTACTTCCTTCGGGCATATCACAGATACTGGTACACAGGGCTTCCTGCAGAACGTGACATTGAATGATGTTACCATCTCAGGTATGGTTATCGACACCGGTACGCTAACTAACGGTCTGAGCCTTAATGGTTCCACTGTTAACGTCTCATTCTGCACATTTGTGTCCTCTTCCTTGGAGAGCAGCAACGGTGGTGTACGAGTGGGCGCTGTAAAGATGATCGCATCCGACATTAACACGTCTATTAGTGAGGTTTTCACTGGTACGGTTGATGGTGTATCCTTGTTACTAGGTAAAGGTGGCGGTACTCCCACTACAGGTGGCGCTGCAAACATGTATATAACGCACTACGGTGCTGCGACGTACACTCCTGACCCTAATGACCCTATTGCATCGTTCGTTGCATGGGCTACACCAAAGACTCCGGCTGCTCAGGCGGCTGGCGGTCTCGACGCATCCGGCAATATGCGCTGGATTTAAGACCCGTGGAGGGGCTTCGGCTCCTCCCGGCTATCCTCGTTCGAAATAAGGTGCAACCGCACTGAGATCGCAGCACAGGGAGCCTCTGGATCGAACTGGTGGGTTGCAAAACTCATGGGTTGCATATCGAAAGGTCGAAATATCAGATTTGAAAAACTTTTGTGTGGAGGTATATATCAATCTACGCTTTGCGAACTCCCCCATAGCCCCCC